ACGGTAGATCAGTAGTGGAAGCTAAATTTGATAGTGATACATCTTGGATTTTAGGTAAAGATCTTGTCATACAGCAACCACTATATAATCCGTTTTTTGGAAATTATACTTCGTCATGGGTACCTATTCCATCTTCTACTGTTGATATTAACCTTCCTCAATATGCAGGAACAGAGATTAATATAGCTCAGAATACTAATATTTACTTTTCAGAAGAAAACGGTTCTCTTTTTACTAGACGTATTCTTGGACCTTTTCCTCCTACTATTAAAGGCGATACTATTACTGTTTATATGAAGGTTTTTTGGGAAGCAGGAATGGAATCACTTACTAAAGATGACTTTTCTCAAAAATTTATTGTAGAATAGTTGATTCTTTGATAAATAATCATTATCTTAATTTATATTATAAAATATATATATAAAATAATTATTAATAATATATAAGTATATAAATATATATAGATAAAAATAATAATAATATATTAACTATAAAATTAATCTAATATGTCATTAACGGCGGAAAAAATACAAACTAACTACCAAAAGCATTTAAAGATTATAGATACTTACATAGGAGATCGTAAAGATTCTATTAAAGAGATGTTATCTCATATGGAAGAGAATTACGTAATGGCTCCTGCTAGTGGTAAGACTTGGTATCATAATGCATTCGCCGGAGGATATGTAGATCACGTAAATAGAGTAGTGGAGTATGCGGTAAAGCAGTCGAGGTTATACGAAGAGATGGGTGGAACAATTGATTACACCGAAGAAGAACTAGTCTTTGCCGCATTATTCCATGATCTAGGTAAAATGGGAGATGGTGACCAACCTAACTATATACCTCAGACTGATAAATGGCGTCAAGATAAACTATCAGAGATGTATACTTTCAATCCAGACTTGGATTTCATGCTTATACCAGACCGTTCTTTGTTTATTTTACAAAAGTTCGGTATAAAAGTTAGTCAGAAGGAGTTTTTGGCTATAAGATGTCATGATGGTGTGTTTGATAAAGCTAATGAAGCTTATTTCTTTAGTCATGTTGAGTCATCAAGACAGAAGACATCAATTATCTCAGTACTACACAGTGCAGACTTCTTAGCTTCTAAGGTTGAATACGATATTTGGAAAAGAAACGGTGGTACATCGACTCCTAAACGTCCTAAAACCACTTCTACAGTAGGAAAATCAGTAAAATCTTCAGAAGGACTATCAAATATGCTTAAAAACCTATAAAATGTTAGTATATCAAATAATAGTTGGGGTTTTAGTTGCGTTATTAGTATTTTTAATCTATATTATACGTAACTTACTGTTGAAAAACGAAAAGTATGAAGATGTTGTAAAAGACCAAGTAGCATATCTTCAAAATATATCAAATACAGTAGGAGAAGGTCAAAAGCACCTATACAAACTTGACGAGAAAGGGGTATTTCAGTCAGATGATGAGGTCGGTTACTATTTCGAACAATTAAAAACAATTCAAAAAGAGCTAGACCGATATATGCTCCCCGAAAACTATGGCAAGGAAGAAAAGCAAAGCTAATTACTTTACCAGCGAGACAGAAGAATACATTAAGAAATATAATGTATCGACAGACCAAGAATACAGGAATCAAATATTTACAGACCATATTTACCTCCCTTTTTACAAGTTAGCAGAAAATATTATACATACTTTTAAGTTCTACTATACCGATGTTGAACAAATTGAGGATTTAAAACATGAGGTAGTATCTGTACTACTAGAAGAAAAGATTATGAAGTTTGACCCAGACAATGGTGCAAAAGCATATTCGTATTTCGGTACAATAGTTAAGCGTTGGTTAATAAACTACAATAATAAGAACTATAAAAAACTTAAACAGATAGGATCATTCTCTGATGTCGAAGATTCTTTCGAAAATGATAATTTAGGTGAACATCCTGAAGGAATAACTTTAAGTAAGTTTATAGACAAATGGGTAGAGGAGACATACGATAGTTTAGAAGAGTTTTTTACTAAAGATCAAGAACTTAAGATAGCCGATGCTGTTCTTACTCTATTTAAGACTAGATACGATTTAGAAATTTTTAAGAAAAAGGCTTTATACATCTACATAAGGGAAATGACCGACTGTGAAACCCCTCAACTAACTAGAGTTATCACAGTACTTAAGAATAATTTTAGAGATAAGCATCAATACTACTTCGATAACGGATTTCTTAACAATAAATTCTTATAATCTATTTATAATAAACTATTTTTATTATGGGTTTAGATAAAGAAATCTTTAGCGGTAAAACTCTATCCGATCTATTCGGCGAAATTTACGACAATTCAAAGGAGACTAAAGTACAAGTAAAGTCTCTAATCGGTGAGTTAAAGCCACTTATAGAAAACATTGGAGACGCAACTCTCATTGTTCCTATGATAAAGGAATATATGGAGATAGGTGTAAAGAATGACGAACATTTAATTAAGTTAGCGACGGTAATACAACGTATAGAATCAGCCCAAGCTAAAGGAGAGGGAGGAGAATTTGACTTCTCAGATCTACAGGATTTATTAGAGGAATCAGAAGCTCTTGATAAGCAAGTTGAAGATGTAGAAAAAGATAAAGAAGAAGATGGCGATTAGAAACACTCTTCGTAATTCCAGTAGAGGAGGAGCAATCGCATCAACCGCGGGCAGCTCAACAGGAGGAACTAATTTTGGTAGAGTTGTTGATATTATATTAGACGACTCTCATCCTGATTATGAAACATTAGGAAAGACTCAAGCTCTTAATGGAGTATTCTACCGTGAATTAGATATGAGTTCTGTGGAAGATGAACTACAGACTTTAAAATTTGCATATTGCGGAGAAAGAGGTGTTATTAGACCTCCTCTTAAGAACGAAATAGTAGTACTCCAAACTCTTCCATCAGAAGAAAGAACAGAAGTAACTACTGCAAAAAAAATATACTGGACAAAAGCTGTACCGCTCTGGAATCACCCACATCACAATGCTTATCCTGATGTTATTCAATTTGAAGATCAAGCTAGAAGTGGTGCAGATTTAGGAGAAGATTTTGAAGAATCAGAAGCTACTTCCCCACTGCAGATATTTCCAGGGGACGTTATAGTAGAAGGCAGGCATGGTAATAAAATAAGGTTTGGAGGGACTAAACATACTTTAAATACATTTACCGATGATAGTAATAACGGGAGTCCTTATATCATACTATCTAATGGATTAAAAGAACCTCCTAACGCTATCGATCCTATAGTAGAAGATATAAATGAAGATCCATCTTCTGTATACATTGGTGCTGATCATACTTTTGAATTGAAACAAGCTCATGAAAAAAGAGATGCTTGGGAAGAAGAGCCAGAGAAAGCAGATCAGTTTAAAGGTAACCAGGTTATTATTAACTCTGGTAGACTTTATTTTAACGCTAAAGAAGAAGGTGCTTTTATATCTGCTACCGAAGGCATTGGGTTAAACGCAAAAACTATAGGTATAGATGCTGATGATTATGTAGGATTAGATGCTAAGAAACTATATTTAGGTACACAAGCCTTTAAGGAAAAAGAGCCTGTACTTTTAGGTGAAACTTCAATAGCTTGGATGGACGATCATTTATCTCAATTTGAAACTATTGTAAAAGGTATGGCCACAGCACCACCCGCACCTCCTGCTTTCGTAGCTAAAATGATCGCAACAAGTAATGCTGTACTACCTATTATTCCTCAGTTAAGAAACCTTTTAAAAGAGTTACTATCTAAAAAAGTATACACAGAATAATGCCTTACGTAAATATACCAGAGAGCGGATTAGGAGGAGCAACAGCTAAAATAGTTGGAAAACTGCAAGGACAGATTACTGCACAAGTTCTTAAGAAAGCAAATGACATAGTAAATAACCTTAACAAACAAGGATGTCCAAAATCTAACGATCTTAAAAGACTAAGACAACAGAAAGCTCAGTTAGATGCTGCCATAGGTAGTATATCTGGCAAACTTTCTAAGTTTAAAAAATTACCTAAAAAATTAAAAGCCCCCTTAGGAGGGTTTAAAGCTGCTCTAAAAATAATACTATCCTTACCTATACCTCAAGCAGTACCTCCCGGTATTGGTCTACCAATTAATATTACAACTAAGTATGCAGACGTTTTACATTTACTTAAAGAGTTTATAAAGCAAATAGATGAAATAATAAAGTCTATTGAGGTAGTATTAGACACACCAGGTACAACATTAAGTTCGATAGAACGAATTCTTGATAGAGCTGATAGTGCGTTAAAAGTATGTGAGCTAGGAGCAGTATTAGAAGATGAAATTGAAAAAGGAAATATTACAGTTGAAGAGTTAACCACTATTGGAATTTACAACAATCAAGGAAATTATACATTAGAAAATTCTAATAGAGACTTTTTCGATGAATCACCAAGTAAACGATTTAGAGGAAAATGGTTGAATGGTGTTGAGTATTTAAAAGATGAAAATGTAAAGTATGACGGGGAGAAATGGAGTTGCTTAAAAGACCATACTTCTAATATAGATGGAGGAAGAGAAACAGGACCACCAGGAGTAGGGCCCTGGAAAACATTGAGCAATATTCAAACCGATACTTCAAACTCTTTATTATCATCTCTTAATTCCCTTAATGATAGTAATTTATCCTCTATTGCAAAAGAAAATATAAAAGGATTTTTAAATACCTTTAAAACTACTCCCAAAGCAGAGACTATAGACGACAGTAAATTTTACCATACTGGACCAGATGGACAAACATATTCCTTAGAAATAATAAATGATCCAAACTCTCCAGATATAGCTCCTAGAAGATTTGCTATTGCAACTACTATATCCGGAATAGTAAAATTTAAAGGACAAAAATCTTTCAGTTCTTCTACTGAAGTACTATTAAAAGAAATAAAATTTAGAATTGATAATCAACTTCCATAACTAAACTATTTATATATATGAAACTCGACCAACTACGTAAGATAATTCGTGAAGAAGTAAGAGCTGCTGTTAAGGAGGAGTTACAAGAAGTAATGAATGAAGCTGTTAAAATAGCTTCTACTCCAACTAAAATGCAAGCAATACCTGAACCTAAAGGGAGCAACCTTAAATGGTCTACTCCAGCTACCGGTAGAAAATCCTTAGATGAAATGTTATCTGCTACAAAAGCAGATATGACCAATGAGGATTTTAGAAGTATAGGTAATTTCGATTCAACGAAAGCACCAAACTTTGCACAAAGACAGATAACAGGCGGCGGTGGAGCAGGATTAGATCTAAGTACTATACCCGGATTCGATCCTCAAAAAGCAAAAGCAATATTAGATAAATCGATAGAAAAAGATAAAACAAGATCAGGAGCTTAATGGCATTTGAAGTTAAAAAAATAAACCCGTTAGATTTACAACCTAGAAAAGCAGTAGGAGTTAAACTACCTTTCTCAGGTACAGCTGTATTTAACTCTACTTTTACTACTAGTGAAGCTATAAAGACTAACTTGATAAATTTTTTTTTAACTTCTAGAGGAGAAAGGTACCTAAACGTAGACTTTGGCAACGGACTTCGAAACTTACTTTTTGATCAACTAACCGAAGATAAAGTAAAACAGATAGATGCACAGATAAAAGCAGATTTAGCTTATTATTTTCCTACTGTTGAACCTACAGAAATAACTACAAACGGAATCCCAGACTCTAATACAGTACAATTTGCTATGAAATATAAAGTTAGAGATACTAATATAGATGATGAAGTAGTCTTAAATTTTGAACAATAATGGCCTCACAAAAAGATATAAAATATATAGGTAGAGAATTTGGTGATTTTAAATCCCAATTAGAAGAGTTTGCTAAAAACTACTTTCCAGACACTTATAATGACTTCTCTGAAACATCTCCTGGTATGATGTTTATTGAAATGTCTGCCTATATTGGTGATGTATTATCCTTCTATCAAGATACTCAACTACAAGAAACATTCTTACAGCACGCTCAAAACCCATCTAATTTATATACCCTAGCGTATATGATGGGATACAGACCAAAGGTATCATCAGCATCAGAAGTAGAGTTAACAGTTACTCAACAAATAGGAGCTATAGCAGGATTACCTAACTGGGATCAAGCATTAAAGTTAAATGAAAATTCTACTTTTAAGTCAACTACTACAGGTAATACATCCTTTATATCTACTAATGCTGTAGACTTTAAATTTTCAAGCTCATATGATCCTACAGAAATAACAATAGAAGATGCACCTGCAGGAGTACCTAGATTATTTAACTTAACTAAGACTACTAAAGCTTTTTCAGGAGAAATAAAAACCTTAACCAGAACTTTTACTACTGCTGAAAAATATACTACTGTAGAAGTAGATGATACAGATATTTTAAATGTACTTTCTATTACTGACAGCGACGGAAATGAGTGGACAGAAGTTCCTTTTTTAGGTCAAGATACAGTTTATGTAGAAGAAGCCAATAATAACTCAGATAACAACTTAACACCTTCTATACTTAAAGTAAAGACGGTACCTAGAAGGTACGTAACAAGGTTTACCTCTAAAGGTGTATTACAAATTCAATTCGGTGCAGGAGTATCTACAGCTTTGGATAGAGAGTTCTTACCAGATCCAACAGAGATTGAAAAGTTTACTACTCAGGATAGAGTAGATAAAATAGATACTGCATACGATCCATCTAACTTCTTATTTACAAGAACTTACGGATTAGCACCAAACAATACTACACTTACTATTAAGTACGTTGTCGGAGGAGGCGTACAAGCTAATTGTCCTGCAGGAAGTATTACAAGTAAAAATACTATAAGTACTCAAGTCACAGATGATACATATATTAACACTTTAGCTGTAACTAACCTTAAACCTGCCTCAGGAGGTAAAGACGGAGATACAGTAGAGGAATTAAGACAAAATGCTTTACGTTCTTTTGCAGAACAAAAACGAACTGTAACACTACAAGACTATACAGTAAGATCTCTTTCTCTCCCTACTCGCTTTGGTTCAATTGCTAAAGCGTACGTTACCAAAGAAAATATAGCTAACGCCTCAAGCATGTTAGATATTAACCCACTTGCTTTATCTGTATATACTTTAGCATTTGATAACGAACAAAAATTAATTACTCCTAATATCACTCTTAAAACTAACTTAAAGACTTATTTATCACAGTACATGTTGTTAACTGACGCTGTAGATATAAAAGACGCTTTCGTTATTAATATAGGAGTAAAGTTTGATGTTTTGACTATACCTAATTATGCATCCAGAGATGTATTGCTTAACTGTACAAATGCAGTAAAAGAGTTTTTTAACATAAAAAATTGGAACATTAATCAACCTATTAACCTATCTAATCTCTTCACAGTTCTTGACCAAATAAAAGGTGTACAGACAGTAAAAAGTATTAGAATTAGCAATAAGGCAGGAGGTAACTACTCGCAGTATGCTTACGATACAGAAGGTGCTACTAAAGATAATATAGTATACCCCTCTTATGATCCTAGTATATTCGAAGTTAAATATCCCGATATTGATATAGAAGGAAGAGTAACAACTTTATAAGATGGCAATATATAGAATTAACCCAGAAAAAGATACTACTATCTGGTCAGAACCATCAGCAGCCGGATTGTATGGTAATGCAGGTAAAGATCAAATATTAGAAGTAGGAGGATATCCTGACATTAACCAAATTGGTAGAACAAAGAGAATGTTACTTCAATTTTACTCTAGTGAAATATCTTCTACCTTAGAAGAAAAAGTCACCGGAGGATTTAGCGCTAGCTTAAATCTATATATTGCAGATGCATCGGAACTACCTTCCGAATACACATTATATGCTTATCCTATTTCTAGCTCATGGACTTCCGGAACAGGAAGACTTGCTGACTCTCCTGTAAATAGAACAGGAACATCGTGGAAATATAAAAATGCCGCAATTGCTGAATGGGATAATCAAGGTTGTGACTTCTTAACAAGTAGTTATTCTGGATCTCAGTTGCATACTTTAGATTCTAATCATGATATAAGTATTGACGTTACCGGTATAGTTGAGCAAACTTATAGCAGTAGCCTGTCTAACAACGGTATAATAGTGAAACTCCAAGATAGTTTTGAAAATTATACATCTCAATCTATCTCTTTAAAGTACTTTAGTAGCGACAGTTCTACAATATTCAAACCGTTTTTAGAGTTTAAATGGGATGATTCAACTTACAGTACAACATTATCTACTCTAAGTACAGATGTAGCTACTATTTCAATAAAGAACAATAAAGAAAAATATAATAACTCAGACGTATCTAGATTTAGAGTTTCTGCTAGACCTAAATACCCAGCTAGAGAATTTACAACATCCTCTATTTACCTTACAGAATATGCTTTACCCCAAGATTCTTACTGGGCGATAAAAGACGAATTTAGTGGTAATATGATAGTTGATTTTGATACAACATATACTAAAATAAGTGCAGACAATACCAGTAGTTATTTTGATCTTTATATGGATACTCTACAACCTGAAAGGTACTACAGACTTCTTATAAAAACTACTTTAGCTGGGAGTACTACTGTTTTAGACCAAAATAATATTTTTAAAGTAGTGAAGAATGTCTAAAGATATACAAATAAAAAAAACTGTATTTTCAAAAGATAATTTTGAAAAAGTAATAGATAGGTCATTTAAGACTTTTGCTCAACCACCAGAAGTGGAAGAACAATTGACTGTACAACAGTTTTTTGTTGAATATGAAAACCTTTACTACGATATACCACCTGAAGGAGAGACAAACTCACACCAGTACTTAATACAGAAAAGCTCAGAAATAGTAGACTTCGATAAAAACACAGATGAAATACAGCCTTTATTAGACGAAATAGCTCAATTGAGAGAAGAGATTTTAAGTTATCAACAACAGCTTATTGCTGCAAACACACCTAGCTAGTGGCGAAGTTTATATACAACATAGAGCAACTAGAGGTACAGAGCCTTAATCAACCTTCTAAAATAACAGTAGAAGAAAAAGAGCTTATAGGTACCTTTGAGGTTAATAGTTTATTTACACCTAACGGTAGTAACGTAGAGTTAAATGTGTACGGTGTTGATAACACATTGTTAGAACATATTCCTAATTTTACCGACTTTAGTTTTTCTTTAAACGCACAAAGCGCAGGAAAATCTGGGGCATCTGTACTCACTCTTGACCCAGTAGCAGATATAAAAAAGTTAAATTATGACACTGGAGATGTTAGACTTTTATATAGATTTACTAACAACTTATATTCTGAATCTCAAGTAGGAGGAAAACTTTTTATAGAGTCTATTTCTCCTGATGGTACAGAAATTAGAGCCTTATCTACTGAAGTTTCAGATAAAAAATTAAGAGAGTATACTAATACCTTAAAAGAGAAATTACAAAATAGTAATCATATATCAGAATTTAACTTAAATTTTGGTGATAATAAATTAGGTACAGGTCTTAATATAGATTTAGAGGAGACTAAAAATGGATTGGCAGTAGCTATAAAACTTTACGAACCTCTTAATATCTTAGTAAACGAGAAGTTTTTTGTAGAAGAAAACATATCAGATGATATACTCTACGAAATAACTACAGTAGTACAGGAAGATGTAATTAAAGTACCTTTTTTAAAAGGACCTAACTTTTCAATAGATTCTACAGACGATA